TTATCTATTATCTTAGATTATCTATTATCTTAGATATATTATATATATATATATTATATTATACATACAAAAGCAAGTTTTTTTAAAAACTATTTCAGATAGAGCGCACGTTATATTTAATTTCAGCTATATGGAACGTACTATAAGTAAGAGAAAGCAAAGTTATTTAAAGAAAACAAACGGAGATTATCTTAAATACAGTAAGGTTCAGTTACTGGAAGAAGTATACCGTATTTTAAAATCCAATGAAGAATTGTCTTGGTACATTAAAAGATTAAAGAGAGAAACTGAAAGTGTATGAACGTATTGTTAAGGGTAAGGTAGAATACATATTTAAGGATGAGGAAGAGTTTCGCAACACTTTACCCCTTGAACCACTGGAACTTGATTGGCGTACGGCTCCCGAGGGTTCGTATACGCTTACGGACGACAAGCAGGTTCTTAAGATACTTAAGAAAGATAACGTTGGTACACGAAATAAAGACAATCTTGGCGTACGTACGCTGTTGGGTATGCGGAAAATCAAACAGCCGTACAGGCTTGATGGGGAACCCGTTAAGAATATTTACTCATTTGCAGGAGAAGTTGATCATCGCGGTGCTGTTAAGAACCGTAAAGACCCTACAAGCCGTGAAATACTGTTTGCAAGGTACGTTGCAGACGGTGAGGATGCTATTAAAGCCTATCTTAAGGCGTACAGAACTAATAATTACAAGTACGCTAAGGAACACGCTAAATTATTACTTAAACAAGAGCGTATTATTCGTATGATTAGTAAAGAAAACTCAGAATCACTGGAAAAGATTGGAATTGACAGCGATTACCTGTTTGAAAAGACAAAACGTGTTATAGAAAACATAGATGGCAAGGATTCTGACAAGTTGCGTGCCATAGAACTGCTTATGAAGATCAGGGATATGTTTCCAAAGGAAGAAAAGCGTGAAGCACTTACCGTATTTCAGGGTTTTTCCAGTGAACAGCTTAAAAAACTTAACAATACAGAGATAAAACCTATAGCTCATGCAGAACGTGCGCTGTTGAACGGTGATGAGGGTAAAGTTGATTAGCGATTTAGGCTTTTTCTTTGAATCCCTGATTGAACCGCCCAATTTTCCATTCTGGGAGCTGTATGTATTCTTTGTCCTGCTGTTATTCGTTAGTATTATATTCAGGCTGGCAAGAATAGAGAAGAAGGTAGATGGTATGCTCACTTTAAAGGAATTGCAGTATAAATACTACAGGGGTAAAGATGAAAGATAATTGGTTTGGGGATTGGCTTGATATAGACATAATTGAAAAGGATAAATATGCCGTACAAATCAAAAGGGAAAAAAGTTTACGTGAAAAAAAGTGGGAAATGGCAGTTAAAGGCGACGGCAAAGAGTACAGAGGGTGCAAAAAAGATGATCCGCTTGCTCCATATGAAGAAAAGAAAGCGTAAATAGTGTCTCTTTTATTAGATAGGCTTACATCTCAGCTATCACAGCGTATGGGTTATGACAAGGCAAGGAAGATGGCTAAGGGTATACTTATAAAGCGTGGTCAGATGAATAGTGACGGCAGTGATACTTCAAGCGGTATGATACGTGGTATGATGACACCTGAACAGAGGGCTGTTGACAGGGCAGTTAAAAGATTTGGAGGAACTTATAAGGATTATGAGTATAGCTATGATAAGAACTATGCTTACAAGAAAAAGAAAAAAGTCTGAAATAGAGTTCGCTTTTACCAATAAGGCGTACTTCTTTGAAGAGATAAACACTACATTACCTTGGATAAGGGTAAGATATTCAATATCGTAAGTTCTCCGTCTGATTCGTCAGATAAGGATGAGATACTTGCACGTGCGTATAAAGACCTTATTTACTTTGGTCGTGCGTTTCTGCCTAATGATTTTTTAAATAAGAGCCAGAGTCCGTTCTTTCATTATGATATAGCCAAAAAGCTTATATCTACAAAACCCGGAGCACGTTTATGCAACATACTGCCTCGTGGTTTTGGTAAGTCCATACTCGCAAAAGCTGCCATACTGCATAAGATATGCTTTAGTGCGTCCGATGAGCGCAACTTTATCGCATGGGTAGCTGAAGAACAGGGTCAGGCTATTGATCACCTTAAGTATATACGTAACCATTTAGAAACTAATAAAGCTATTCAGTATTATTTTGGTTCGCTTGGTGGAGACCTTGTAGGCAAGAGATGGACTGAGAAGGATTTAGTTACGTCAAAGGGTGACAGGATCATTGCCAAGGGTACAACCCAGCGTTTACGTGGCAGAACTGAGATAGACGTACGTTATACTGGTATTGTGCTTGATGACTTTGAATCTGAATTGAATACAAAAACACCAGAGAGGCGTTCTGAAATTAAGAAGTGGGTGGTATCTACGGTATATCCAGCCCTTGAAGAGTCCCCCGGCAGGGAAGGATGGATATGGCTGGCTGGAACCATTGTACACTTTGACAGCTTTTTGCAGACCGTTGTGGATGGATATAACGAATCCAAGGGCAGTAAAGAGAAATATCCTTGGGATTTAAGTTTCTATAGAGCCATTGAGGGCGATAAGCCTATATGGGAAGAACAGTTCCCTATAGTCAAGCTTGACCGTAAGAAGGCTGAGTTTGCTGAAATGGGTATGCTGAATAAGTTTGCCCAAGAATATATGAATGATGCCCGTGACGTATCGTCTGCATCATTTAAGGTTGACAGGATAAAGCATCATAATGGTACATTTATAAGTGAAGACAACTTTACGTTCTTGGAACTGAAAGGTGATCGTATACCTATAAACGTATTTATGGGTGTAGACATAGCTGCAACTGCTACGTCAACATCAGATTATCAGGTAATAGTGGTACTTGGCATTGATTCTGAAAAGAACCGCTACGTACTTGATTACTTCCGTGAGCGCATACCAACGTTTGATTTACCTGATATTATTATTAAGTACGCCAAGAAGTACTCTCCCGTACGCAGGGTAAACATAGAAACCGTAGCCGCGCAGGAGATGGTTCGTGATATGACTACACGTCTTGCTGGTGACGACAGAAGGCTGATGCCGGGAGTGTTTAAAGGCGTACGTCCGCCACATGGAATAAAAAAGCAAGACCGTCTTGAAACTTCGTTGGGTCCTATTGTAAATTCAAAGAGACTGTTTATACGTAAATCCATGACTGAGCTTGTAGATGAGCTTTTTGAACATCCCGTTTCACGGCATGATGATTTAATGGATGCGCTGTATTATGCAGATTATTATGGACGTCCACCTACAAGTGGAAGATTTAAGAAAGACGAAACAATTAGTAGGATAAAGAAAAAGATCAAATCTTATAACTGGTTAACAGGAGCAAGATTATAATGGAATACGATCCGAGAGCACTTGTTAATAAAGAATTGTTCCAGAATTACCGTGACGAACGTCAGTCTTGGGATACTGAAGCACGTAAGGACCTTGATTTTTATCTTGGTAACCACTTTACGTCTGATGAGTCTGATGAATTACAATCACGTAATCAGGCGGATATTCCAATGGACAGGATTTCTCCTGCTGTTGAGAAGCTTAAATCTTTTATGACTGCACGCCCGCCAGTGTTCACTGCCCTCCCGCGTGAGGACAGTGACGCTAAGATGGCTAAGGTATGGCAGACAATACTTGGCTCTGTATGGGAATCATCCGATGGTGATTCTCAGATTAAACAGGCTATACATGATTTTTCTACTGTTGGTATAGGCTATTTGTATGCCTATATAGACCCTGAAGCAGACATGGGTAGGGGTGACGTTCGTTTCACTCATATTAATCCCTTCCGGGTTTACGTTCCTCCTACATCCCGAGACAGATGGTTCTCAGATGCAGACAATGTAATATTGTCGAGCATTATAACGGGTGATCAGATCGTTAACCTCTACCCCGAACTTGGTCCTCAGATAGATGAGGAAACTGGAGAGATTATTCCCGGCTTGATTGAGGAAATAAGTCCTTACAGTGATGAGGATTTTCCTGACTCAAGCAATAAGAGCAGTCGTACGGTCTTTACTCCTGCTGAGGTAAAGGATAAAGAAACGTGGATGCTTAACCGTTATCAGATTCTTGAGCGTTTCTACAGGGTAAAGGTTCCTTTTTACAGGCTCGTAGATAATGAAAGCGGTGCTGAGTCTATTCTTACAGAGGAAGAGTTTGGTATGCTGGTCGAGCAAAGACCTGATGATTTTACCAGTGGTAGCCTTTCCTATGAGAGTTTTATACAGACACGCGTAGGTGTTACGTCATCCTGTGAAGAGGTTGTGCTTGATGAATATGTATTAAATATCGCACATTATCCGATCATACCTTTCCCTAATAACTGGACGGAGACACCATATTCACGTTCTGATGTGTCTCGTGCAGTCCCTATGCAGAGGCTTTTAAATAAATTATGGAGCCTTGCTTTGTCTCACGCACAGGCATCCGCTGGTTTGAAACTGCTTGTTCCGGTAGGCAGTGCTGTTAATGGTTTGGATCAGCTTGAGAAGGATTGGGCTAATCCTAACGCAGTCATTGAAGTTGACAGCAGTCAGGGCGAACCGCACTACCCCGCACCTACGCCATTGGCTGGTGAGTTCTATAAACTTATACAGCAGTGTGAGTTTTACATAGACTTTATTTTTGGTATACCTGAACTGATGCACGGTGTTTCAGAAAAGGCACCTGATACGTTCAAAGGTACACAGCAGATGATTGCGTTAGGATCGGAACGTAGTAAGTCTAAGTTACGTGATGTTGAGTTTAGTATTATAAAACTTGGACGTGTGCTTTATTCAATGTGTAAACAGCATTATACACATCAGAAATACTTTAGGGTAGCACAGCCTAACAACGATTTAACAGAAGTAACGGTAAATTTATATGATGACGTTACGCAAACTATAATAGATATACAGAAAGATAAGAACAATATAGAACAGCATGACGTACGTATTGTGCCGGGTTCTACGTTACCTACTTCCAAATATGCAGAACTTAACGTATATTTAGAAGCATACCAGATGGGTATTGTTGATAAGATTGAGGTCCTTAAGAAGAATCCTGAGATTTTTGACAAGGAAGGTATATTGCAAAGATTTAACGAAGTTGAGCAGTTGAAGTCATTTAATGAGCAACTGCAACAACAGATAAAAGATTTGCAGGGAGACTTGCAAACCGCCCGCAGGGAGTCTGTGGCTGATCGTAAACGGGTTGAGGTTCAGAAATTTAAATCTCGACTTGATAACATCACTTCAGACGCCAAGGCTGATAAGAGAATAAGTGCCAACGAACTAACTACAAAGGTGAGGCTCGAATCGGAAAGATTACAAAACGCCATCAAACAGCAGGAAGATGCTATGATTGGTGTCGAAGGTAGTCAAATTCCAGAAGATTTTGGGACATCTTAAAAAGGAGAAAACCAATGGCTGAAGCTAAAGCACCAGCTGGAGAAGAACAGCTACTCGAACAAGAACAACCTGAATTACAGGAAGAGGTACAGGAAGAAGAACAAGTTGATGAAGAGCAGGTTCAGGCGAACCCGCTTGAAGATGAAGTAAAAAAATGGCAATCTATGTATGATAAGGCTCAAGCAGATAATGTAAAGATGCAGACAGCAATGACTGAATACTTAAATAGCCAGCAACAAAATCAACAGCAACAAACTCAAAATTCCATACCTCAGGTTACTGAAGAAGAGTTTAACCCTTGGGATGCTTATTATAAGCCCGATTCGCCGTCATTTAAAATGCGACAACAGAGTGAACAAAATAATATTCATTCTGTACTGGATACTGAAATTCAGCGTATGGAAAATAAGATGGCGATGAATAATACGAGGAATCAGTTACGTACTGAACATAATATGAGTGATGGTGATGTAAATGAATTTATGGATTTTATATCACAGCCAAAGGATAGCGTACCAGTAGAACAACTGGTCAATCTATGGCGTAATACCACTGGTAAGAATGTTCAGAAAGACGTACAGGTTCCTCAAACTAAACAGCCAACTCCCCGTACGGCAGGAGTTTTACAAGGTCAACAACCAAAGGCAAAATCTGATGGTGAGAAAATGTGGGACTCTATACTAAAGGCAGGGAGTAGGTCTAACGTACTACATAATAACAAATAGGAGAAAACAAATATGGCTACTTATAATAGTGGGCAAACAAAATTTGGTGATCCCGGTGCAGTTATTAGCAGCACGATACCGTCAAGACGATTATTTGACTTTGGCGATAGAATTGCTGATCTTGCACCAGAGGAATCACCATTTTTCGTATACTTGTCCAAAGTAGGAAAAGTGCCAACAACAGATTCTCAGTTTAGATACTTAGAAGATAGAACTAAAATATCAATAGCCGATAGAGGTTTCTTATCTACAGGTGGAGCAACACTTGTAGCTGAAGGAAGTAATATGGAATTGGTATTTGATACAGTTGGAGGTGCGGCAGTTACTTGGTTAATTCCGGGTATGATAGTTGCTGTATCTTTAAATGAGTCAGGTTCTGGTACAACACCTTCCTTTGGGACTGTTAGAATAAATACAGTTACGCAAGGAAGTGCTTCAACGACATGCGGTGTTACATCAATATCAACAGTGGGGGGAACAACAATGACTATTGCTGATGATGCCCAATGTACTGTTATTGGTACTTCGTTTGCTGAAGGAAGCGGTTCTCCAGATGTATGGTCTCAAGAGTTGGAAAATGGAACTGGTTATACCCAGATTTTCAAGACTGCTTGCGAAATGACTAATACAGCAAGGGCAACTGTGTATAGAGGGTATGCTGATGAATGGCAAAGGATATGGAATCTTAAACTAAGAGAACATAAAGTCGATATCGAAAGAGCTATGCTTTTTGGACAACAGGCTTCAAGAGGCGGTATTCAATATACTGATGGAATTGTTGGGCAGGTAATAAGAAATTCAACAGTTGTAGGTGACGGTTCACAAGTGTCATATACTGAAGATAATTCTTATTATAAGTCTAATACAGCGGCTCAGTGGACTTACGATGATTTGCTGTCTGATTTTGAAGTAATCTTTGACCCTGCAAGGGGTGGTGGAACTTCTAAATTAGCATTGGCAAGTCTTCCTGTTATGTCTTTCTTTAATAAGTTAGGCGATGGAAACTTTGTCAGTGAGTCTCTTGATAATGCAGCAGGTGCAAACAATCCTAATAGATACGTGTTTAATCAATCTAATGGAGCATTTGGTCATAAGATTATGAAGATTGAAACTATTCATGGTGATTTAAGTTTAGTTAAAGAACCGTTGTTTAGGACATTCGCTGCTGGTTTCTGTATGTTGGTCGATTTAGACCATGTGTCTTACAGACCACTTGTTGGAAACGGTCTTAATCGTGATACTTCTATAACTACTAATGTGCAGCAGTCCGATGAAGACTTGCGTAAAGACATGATTCTTACAGAAGCAGGTCTTGAAGTATCTCTTCCTGAGACTCATGCACTTATTAACTTAGAAGGAGTAAACTAAGATGAGAGCTGATGTATTAAACAAAAATAGTGCTAGTTATGGAAATGTACCTGACTTTTATCCGAATGGATTTTCAGCTAAAACTGCTGATTTTACAGCTGCGGATGGTTACATATATCTTGTTACTAAATTGGATGGATGCGCAATTACATTGCCAGCCCCTACTCTTGGTGCTAGGATTAAGATTGTGATTGGTGCTGTAACAAGTAATAATCATGTAATGACATGTGATGCAGCAACTACGTTGTATGAAGGGTATGCTTTACTTGGAGATACTCTTGATGGTACAGCTGCTCAACATACAGTATTTGCAGCAGATGAATCAAATGATGATGCTTTCACTATGAATGGAACAACGACAGGCAATGGAGGTGTCATTGAGCTTATTGGCATGTCTGCTGCAAGGTGGAAGATTGAAGCAGTTTGTTATGCTTCTGGTACTATTGCAACACCATTTAGTTAATAATCCGAATCAATAAGGATTAACAGTTTTAGGATACTGTTGGGGATGTCGATAAAGGGCATTCCCAAAAATCCAATTAGGTGGTTGCGAGGTCAAACTCTCTTCCACCTCTATGAGAATCTCAGGAATATGCAGTAA